CCAATCGGCGTAGTACGTAGAAGCTTTGATGCCATCACCATTCTTCTCACTGACAGTATTGATGATGTATGGATCCTTGATGATCAGATTCTTCTCTGTGTCTGAGATGACTTGGCAGATGATTGTTTCACACGAGACCAACTTGAGTATCACTGTCAGATCTTCACCGAACTTGGATTTACCTTCGTCGAATGTCATTGTAGTGGTACTTCGTGGATTTTGTAGTCAAATTTTTCTGAGCTGTATAGTTTGATTCGCTCAGCAGCATGGTCTAACGTGTAGTTTCTATTCTTCTTCCAGTGCAGGTCATCAGCAATGTCAAATACCTTAGTTGCTCTTCCGTCATCTGATTTACGCAAACCGCGACCAATCGACTGAAGTATTCTGATCTGTGACTTTGAAGGAGATGCAAAGATGATGTTGTGCAGGTTACGGATATTTATGCCTGTGGAAAACGTGCCCATCGATGCGACGATGATAGCATCTTTCTCCTTCTCGGTGATAGCACGAATGCGCTCACGTTCGTCAGTTTCTACCGCGCCGGACACAAAGAATAGCTGACGTGTTCTGCGCGGCAACTCATTTAGCTTCTCATCGATCATTGCATACAGTGGCTTACCGTGTTTCTCCACGTAATTGTAGAGAATCAGCGTGTTGCCAGTCTGCGCAAGAGCAAGATTGCGAATGAACTTGTTGCGCTGCTCGTGCGCGACAATGAAGTCAATCTCCTGCTGATAATCGAATTTCTTAGCAGCTTGGCACTCAAGCTCGTTGTACTTCATCAGCAGCACATCGATTGACAGCTGAGCAAGAGCATTAGAATCCATCAGCTCCTTGGTTGTCGTCACGCGATGCACTGGCCCGAACAGTCCTTCAAGTACCAGCTTGTGTGTCTGTGTACCATCCAGAGTACCGGTTGTGCCGATGCGGTACTTTGCATCACGTAGCTTCTCCATGATCGCAGACAGCGACTTAGCCTTGAAGGTATGTGCCTCGTCGCCAATTACCATTCCGTACGGCTCAAACCATTCAGGCCGCATCTTGTAGATCGACTGCCATGTGGTAATGACGACTCGTGACCGAATGTCCATCTTTTCTTTACCAGAGTAGATTCGGTGGCACTCGGTCTCGTTGTTCCAGCTTTCATCAAGCGTGGAGTAATCCTTGAAGTCAGTAAACATCTGCTCAACCAGCGATGTCGTCGGTACAATCAGCAGCACTTTCTTATTCTCGTTTTCCTCTAGGAAGTAACGAATCAGCGAGTAGATGATCAGCGACTTACCAGATGCGGTCGGGCTGAGCAGCAGTGAGCGGTAATGGACAAGCGCGTGATGAATAGCCTCAAGCTGATAGTCACGTGGCGCGATAGCTTTTCCATGAGCATACAGCTGCAGTGTCTCGACAAATGCAGTGACTGCTTCCAGATCCAAATACGCCTGAGAATCTGGGCGACCGTAGTAGTCATCATCTACATACTCAATCTGAGCGCCACGTGTCTCTGCAAACTCGTGCAGATATTCCAGCAGTCCGCCGTACAATGTCTTGAGCCGTGTATCGAACAGACGGATCTTACCGTCCCACATCTTGTTCTTGAACGCAGGCATGAAACGGTAGCCCGGAACAAAGAACGTGAAGAAGTCAGACAGCTCGTATGCTATCGAGGGTTCGCATTCGATCTGAATGAAAACCTCGTTCTTCTTTTTGACTTTGATTACATCAGACACCGGAGGTGAACTTCTTCCACTCGATCATATTCTTGATCGTCTGATGGCGCCACTTGATGTTGTCCATGATGTCCTGCAGCGTTTCGACGAGTGTCTTGAGATACGCGATCTGACTTTCTTGGTGCTGCAGCTGCGGATCAGAATTGAAGTAATACTCCATGTCTGACTTCATTATCTTCAGGCCATTGAACGGGTCATAAGGCCAGCCATACTTGTCGATGGCTTCTTTGTCAAGCTTGCCATTGAAGTGCAGCCACTTGTCACGTAGCAGCACCTTCTGATCGAGGTCTTTCTTCTTCAATTGCATCTTAGCCACACTGAGTAGCTCAAGATACTTCGCGTGCAATCGTGCAGCATTCTTGGAAGAATCATCTAGATTCATATCATCAATGACAGAATCTTTCTTCCACATCTCCAGAATTTCTTCAAGGTTAATCATAATATAGTAGACTGTATCACAAATTATTTATTACGTCAAAAATTCAAACTGAGAGTACTGGAATGATGCGTCTGCTGTGACGTATTCTACGTCTGTGTTTTGAGTATGAAAGTCAATTGCTCCAAGCGATGTTGGAAAAGCATCAAAGAATCTAACCTGCTTGATGACATTGTTGCTGCTCGATAGAATATGCAGCGTAATGTCTGCAAAAGTAATCTGACCATCCTTTGCATTCTGAACCATCCAATTGAACATCTCGATGTAGTTCTCCATGTTCTCTGTCACCATGTAGCGGATATCAAGTGGCGAGTACTGTACTTTCTCACCTGGGAAAGCATTTTGATAATTGCGCCATGGAGTATTTACTTCGCCAGCAGATACCGCAGGAAGTGGAGCTGACACGCAGAAATACTCGATGTTTGCAAATCGCGTCGCATCGATGGTTAGCTTAAACCCGTTGGGTGATAGAAGATTTTTGTTAAGTGTCAGGCTCATACATCTATTTATCGCCACAAAAAAGGGCCTCCTTTCAGAGGCCCCAGAAGTATTAGGTTTAGAAACCTATTATCCGTTATCGAGGATTCCCGTGACCTTGAAGATACGGAAATAACGATTTGCGCGGTTGGTGCCCAGACCGTTGTTGGTCTGTGTGCCAGTCACTGTTGCTTCAGCGAATGGGTTAGCAACCATGCCGTAACGGGTCTTGAATCCGATACGTGGCTGGAAGTCAGATTGACCGACTGCGCGGACCATTGTCAGTGGGACATATGGAGCGTAGAAGAGACCAGCATCGTATGGGTTCGTGCCACGATATCCAACCGTGACGTAGTCATAGGTTGAAGAATATGGATCGATGTAAACCTTGGTACGACCATTGAGAACACCAGCGAATGTGTTGCCGGTATCGTCAACTTCGAGGTTCGTGCTCAGTGCTGGAGCATAGTCCAGAACGCCGGCAGCGGCGAGTGCTGTAGCGACATCGGATGAGCAGAGGATGAAGTTACCCTTACCACGGCGTGTTGCCTTGGCGATGGCATTAGCTTCGCGCTCGATCTGAACGAGCAGACCCTTGAAACGCTCAACGTTCCAACGACCGTCAGAGTCAGTCAGAAGATTGAATGTGCCAGGAGCGGCAACGTTAGCGGATTGTGCGCCGAGGATAGCCTTGACGTTGATCGTGCGGATAACTTCGCGGTTGATTTCAGCGAGGATTTCAGCCGACAGGATGTTGGCGAGCTCGGATTCTGCATCGAGACCGTGAACGGCCTTGAGGTCCTGAGCAAGTTCCATCGTGTATTCAGCCTTCAGAGCGCGCGAACGAGCTGTGACAGTGGCCTTTTCGATGGAGAATGCCATTTCACCGAATGATCCAGCGCCAGATGAACCGGAACCGAGACCTTCAGCGGTGGCTGTCGTCATACCGTGACCGACTGCGAATGCGTCAGCAACTGTGTCGGAGTTTGAGTCGGTGCCTGGGAGCGATGAAGAATCGCCGCCGTTAGCGGTACCGTCGCCTGAGAAACCAGTGTTAGCTTCGTTGAAGAGAGCTTCTGTGCCACCTTGTGAGGTGTACTTGCTCTTCATAGCGAAGATCAGGCCGGTTGGGCCGGACATTGGCTGCACGCCAGCGATGTCATAAGCGATGAGGTTAGGCATCGAACGACGAACGAGGCTGATGAGGATTGGATCCCAGTTAGCAAGATTGCCTGTGCCGCCGGTCGTAGCATTAGCTGCGGTCTCGGTGATGGCCTGGAAGCTTGATTGTGCGCGCTCCTCACGGAGGGCCTTCTCTTGCTGCTCGAGGATGACTGCGGTAACTGCCTTGCGGTAGTTGTCCTTGATGGAAGGCAGATCCTTGTGCTCAAGGATTGGTGCCCACTTCTTCTGTAGGGTTTCTGAATTGAACATTTTAGTGATTACTCCTGACTGTGTGTTTGTGTGCGCTAAAGCCTTAAGCAGACTTTACTGTGCGCGAAATTGCTGCGGATGCGGCGGCCATGAGCGGGCTGAGTTCTACTTCAGAACTTGCCGATTCATTGAGCGCAGTCTCCACTGCTGTTGGTTGGGTTTGTTTCGTAACAGACTTGCGGAAGTACGTTTCCTTGATGCTTTGAACCTTCTTTGAGAAGTTTTCGACATCTTCGAAATCGACCTTTTCCACAAGAGAATTGAGCTTGGCAGCCTCAGTTGAAGCGAGATCCTTCGAAGCCTCAGCGATCACTTGCGTGCGCTGCAGCTTGCTGACTGACTCGTTCAGCTTGATGTTTGCCTCGGTAGCCTTGAGAAGCTGTTCCTCGAGCTTAGAAACTTCCTTGTTGAGTGAATCAACTAGGTTTTCCTTGCCCTCAGGCACCTCGATGTAAGACTCCTTGAACACGCCTTTCAGCGCGCCAATGAAGTTCTCAGCA